TTAATTTACAACCTGCTCCTTATTAATCTCAGGTACATTCAAATCATCGGAAGATACTTCTTGAACGGGATCATGCGGAAGCTTCCACGCCGTAACAATGTACGATTTACTCTTATAAACCAAATCAGCACCATACGGCTTATGAACCAAAACCACTCCTAGAGAGTGCAAATGATGAATTGGATACCGTTCGACTAATTCATAATTATCGTAAAAATCAATATCCCCCATAAAACCCTTATCCACTGAAAACGCAGAAACAGACAGCCGAGGACGATAACGCCCAATCAAATAATCAATAAAATTATCAGTTTCCAAGGCAACCGACGATACAGTTGCAAGCGGTTTCTGAACCGGAGCAACAACAGGGGCGGACTGAACAGCATGAGACGGAGAGGAAGCAGACATCTGTTCAGCAAGACCAGCTCCAGGAGCAGGAGGTATCGGCTTGACAGCAGCAGCCACCGGCGCAGAACCAACAACTGACGGCGTATTTGTATCATCCCGAAGCACATAGCGCCAAAAAAGAAAGCCGACTAAAAAAAGGGAGAGAAAAACAACCTTGAATTTTGGAGCCAGAGAGGAATTTTGATTTTTTCGAATTGCCATGAATTCACCATCACTTTTAAAATTAATCTTAGCCTTTAGCGCATCCATTTGATCGGCCAAACGCTTTATATGCACATACCCGGTTAAATAAGAAGCGGGCAAATAGGTATAAGTGCAACGCATATCAACCATGTGGGCGGTTTCTATGGTTGTACCCATCAATTCCATACCATCACGAAAACGCTGATTGGTATCGTAACCGTCATAGAAATCCTTGCCGGTAAAAGTCCACGTTTCAATGGGAGGTTGAGCGGTAGAGAGGCCGTAAAATACATGATAACGATGGATTTTAGGCATGAAAGAATTAAAACCGGCCAGTTCAAGAAAAGGCGCTATATACGGGATTTTTTGCCTATCTAATCGAGACGCCTGAACAAGATAATCGCATAACGTAGTTTGCACCTGACTATCGATCATGGAAAAATCTTGAGCCAATAAGATCAAATCCCAATGCAGCTTTCGAGACAAGAACAGCCAATTAAGCAACTTAAGACGAGACTTATCATTCCAAGAACGAGAATTGCACCAAGTGCCTAACTCATCAAGCACCAGAAGCCCGTTCATATCCTCAGCTTTATAAGCCAAATCATAAGCAGCGGGCAACGCTTCAAAATCTTCAAGTCTTGGAAAATCCGGCAAACGATAACAAAGCGTAACGTTATCAATCGGAAGAATTTTATCTATATATAAATCAAGATTGGTAGCAACTGGCCGACCACGAAGAAGATACTCTTTAATTTTGCCAACAGCTGCAAGTGATTTACCCTCACCACGGACACCCTGAATAATCCAACCAGGCATAAAAAACCACCTAATAAAAAAACGATAAAAAGAACCAGGGGGAAACGTTACGAATTACCGGCGGCGCTCAACCTGACCTAAAGAGAACGTTACGAAAAAGAATCAAAAGAAAAAGAAGACGTCATTAAAAACATTCCACATGAAAGCATGATATTTGAAGCAGTCACCCGTAAATTAAGAGTGGTATTCAAAATACCCAGTTTTTCATATATTGCATGAACATGAATCCAAACAGTCTTAAGAGAAATATCCAAAGAACGGGCAATTTCCTTATCAACAAAACCCTGAACAATTAGTTTTGCAACGTCACCTTCCCTCGGAGAAAGGGGGCCTAAATGAATAAGTTCAACTTGAAGCAGCATAAATAAAAAGCCCGGGGATTAATTTGAAATAGCCGCACGAAAACGCCAATTCATCAGCGTGAAATATTGCTTAGTAATAAACCGCAACATAATCGATGAAAAAATAGCAAAAAAGCAGGCATTGGAATGCACAGGCATAACCCACCCCCAAACCCCATTAACAATTTCAGGAACTGTTTGAGCTATACCGTTAACTATCGTGGAATACGAAGCAACATAGGCGTAAATAGCAGAAACCATCAAAGCAATAAACGCAATAGTAATAGCGATCTTAAAAGCAGCATGGAGCGCAATCTTGCCAAAAACATCGACAAGAAAATTCATTAAAATCCCAAATAAAACAGACATTAGACAGAACTCCTAAAAATAACAACAAAACAAACCCAAGCAGTGATAACGGCAAAGACCCAATCGAGAACGGCACGTAAGGGTTGAAGGGGCAAACAAGGCGCAAAATCAACATGTTTTACACCTAAAAATGGAACGTTAAAGGACGTATGAACTTCGTAATAACACGATGTTTGTGGCAACGTAGGCAGCAACTTGGAAATATCAAATGCGAAAGGATTTGTCATTGGCAAAAAGTCGAAATATTTCCAAGTGTCCGGGTATAACGTTGGCGGCACGGGTGGAACTTCTACTTGATTAGGATCAATCGGAGTAGTAGGGGGCGGAATAGATGGAGAAGTTGGCGCATCAGTCCCCGATGGATTTGGATTATATTGTGCAGGTGGTTGAGTCGTCGTAGAAACAGGAGGCGTTAAAGGCAAAGGGGAAGAAGGACTAAAAACGGCAAATGGTTGAATACCTGTAATAGATTGAGGGGTTGACGCAGGAAATAAAGGCGCGGTTTCTAAAGGGTTCGGAGAAATTTGATAATACGGCGAACTGCTTTGCAATGGATTAGTAGTTCTTACTAATTCAGGATAGTTAACAGGCGCTTGCTGATGCTGAATATCATAGTTAATCGGTGCTTGAGCCTCAACAATCCAAGGAATACGCTCAGGAGTAATATAAGGCGCTATCTGAGTATACGGAATAGACAAACCAGATGAAAATTGCCGGGCAGCATCCATTATTTGATTAGACGACAACGGGATAGTTGAATCAACCGGATGAATGACACCGGTATTAGGCTCAACAACAATAGGCGCTTGAGGAGCCGCTTCGTTATAAAGCCGAGGAAATTGAGTGCTATACGGATCTGTAGGATTATTTTTTATAAAATCAGAAACGGCGTCACCCATAACGGACTTGGGCACTTCACCGGCAACCTTAACATCAACAATTTCCCCAGCGGAATTATGAAAAACACCATCCCAAATAGCCTTGGCATCAACGGCGACACCGGAAACAACAACGGCAGTTTCAGCGGCAATAACAGGTAACGAAAGAAGAGAAAGCACAGCAGTTGCATATTGAATCGCATGGGACGACGCGAAATCATCCATGCGCTGAAAAATTGATGGCGTGCAATTGGTATGATCGGTTTGCAAAGGTGAGCACATAGGCTTAGGCGAGGGGAAAACGTCTTGCCAACGTGAACCGGTAACAGCACAGGTTTGAGGAACATAAACGGTTTTACCATCGGCACAATTAATACCAATACCTTTATCAGAAGGATACTTACAGGGAGATGTAGTAGGAGTCTGAGAACCCGTACAAACAGACACGCTTGGACACGAATTAGATGGATTATCATAAAGAGTACCGGAGGAACACACGGGGGGAGTTTGGCACGTGCCAGTTGTTACGTTACGGACTTGTGGAGCGGTACAGGCAGGCGCATTTATACACGATGAACCAGAAAGAGTGCCACCAGCAGGACACAGAAAACCGTGATTCATCAAATACCCACTATCAGACGTACTGTTATTTGACAGTCTACATGTGTGATAACCCGCAACTAAAAAATAATACTGATTTTTTTGAGCACACGCCGCTTGTCCCGATGAAAATTTACCCAACTCTGGAAACTGGTTAAGACCCCACCACTCAACAGAAGAATAGGTATCGGCAAAAGAAGAAACAGAAAAAAAGAAAAAGAAGATAAACGTTATTTTTCTAAACATAAAAACACCCTGTAAAGAAAAGAAACGGTACTTCCCTGTACCGTCAAGAGGTTGAAATTAAACTGCTTTGTTGGCAGCTTTGGGGAACAAACGCAGGATGATGAAGGCGACTGTTACGGCAATTAGCACCGGCCAGACCATATCAACCAAAGCCAATACATCGGTTTGCAGCTGGGTAAAAGCTGGACCAACTGCCGCGTTCAAAGCCGCCTCAGCAGGTGCAATTGAAAAGGCCAGTAAAGCCACCACAGAAGCTAAAAAGGGAATAATTCCTTTAACTAATTTCATAAATAAAAATCCTCAATTATGGAATTTCAATAAAAGGACGTTTACCAATTTGACAAACGCCCGTAAGACGAAGCTAGACGCTATACCGGCACCAAAACTACTAACCAGCCAGCCGACTAGCTCCAATATATCCGCCTCGTTCATATGAGCATTTCTCCAGCAATAAAGCCCATGAAATAAGATATGGACATACTACAAATGATTATGACATCAACAATTTCAGCGGAATTCATTGGCTAAGCTCCTATGATTTTGCAGCTTGAGCAGAAGAGGTTGCAGGTTTATAAGGTTCGACTTTTAGGGCCTTGTCACACGCAAATGATTGTTGTCCGGCGAAGACTTGCAAACGGCCTTCCATTGTGACGACTACCGGATTTAATACACTGGGTTTAAACGGCACAAACTGGGCGAATTCATCGTAATCAATACGTAATTGTGCCTGAAACTGGCCGAAGGAATCATCGCCAGCAGGATAGGAGTCTAAGCAGTTTATATAGGCGGCTTTGCCCCTTGCTGATGAATATCGATTAACTCCAATACAAACTTTTTTTGCTAATAGGGAGGTGTTTTCTAATGGATTTGTGTTTTCTGACAT